ACAATCGTAACCAAACCCAATACAATTTCTCCTGATTTTTAACAACAATTATGCAAAATAACTACATCACTGACTACATCGAATCCAAAGGTTTCACCGTTCAAGAGTGTTACCGTCCTGCTAAAAAAGAGGTTCCCGCTAACATGCGTGACCGTTATTCTTCCTATGAAGAGTATCAAGAAGCACTCCACGATTTTCTCAACGGATTATGAATTACGAAGAAATCCTCAAAGTTTGGAACAATGAAACTCCGGACGATTTTGCCATCTTCAGTGAACTCTACTATGAAATGTTCGGTGAGGATGGTGACATCCCATACGTGACAAATTCCACCGGTTCCTCATTCTTTCCTTTCAACTAACACTTTCTCATGCGTATCTTCCTGCTGGCACTGTTCACCATTCTGGGTGCAAATCTTCTCATCGATCTCATGGATTCCAACCTGGTTGATGTAATGCAGCAGCGTCGGGAAACTATAGAGAAACAAATGGAACGGATGTGACAGTCGGCAAGGTGTCCACTTTTCTGGCACAGCACCCCGTTTCCGTGTATCTTAGAGAAGTGGAGGGGAGCACACCCCCCACGACCTCAGTCCTTTCACTTCACTTTCAATGCGTAAGATCGAAACCCTCATGAACATTGCTATCAGCAACAATAATGAGTTCTGGTCTAAAGCAAACACTTCTGTCGAAACAATTGATGGTGTTTCTTCTGTTCGTCTCCATGGCAATCTGATTGCCGAAGTTGGTGAAGATTTCATCAAACTTTTCGATGGTGGATGGCAATCAAACACCACAAAGTCCCGTCTCAATGCTATTCTTTCTGAGCACGGAATTGCAGGTGAGAGCGTATTTCAGAAGAACTTTGAGTGGTTCATTCGTCTCTGGAATGGTGAGGAATTTGTGACCACTGAGTTTCGTTCTGGAATGCGTCTGGCATGAGGGGTTAACATTCCCCTCCGTTCTTTTCTCACTGATTAACATGTTTCGCATCGCATCTTCGTTAACAACCCGTCGCAAACTTTGGGTCTCCGATGATAACGTGGCATTGCCTGCGTATCTACATGCCGGGGCAAATTCCAAATACAAAGGAAGCAACCCCGGTAAGTATTGGTGCAACTCAGAGGCACCGAACATTTCCTTCTCTATCTGATACATTATGAAAATCGTTCGGCGCACTGACTTCGGAAAGTTTCACACCATTTGTGTTCACACCGACAGAAAATGGATCAAAGTGATTGATGATGGCATCATAAAGATTGTTCGCAATCCTTACACAGTGCCATGCGTTCGTTAACAGCAGTTGGGGGGTATTATGCCCCCTTATTGCCGCGGTGCGTGGCTAAAAACGCACCACTTCCCTAAGCTATAAACGACCCAAATCGACCTTTCAATTTCTCTCTCTTAAAAAAATTCCGAGCATATATAAAATCAATGGCAAAGTTCAAAGAAATGCAAAAAAATCCCCAGGAAAATTTTACGACTGTAGAGATCGATCCAGTCACTGGAGAGCACTATCTGACGATACCCGAATGGATCTGTGACGAGAACGGATGGTACGAGGGCACGGAAGTAAACATCGAGGTTGATGGAGATTCGATAGTGATTACAGACGTTGACAGGTAACTATATACCTGGTATGATACTGAAGTAGTTTTATTCTATTATGGCTAAAGGATTTACTGTAAAGGCAAAGAAACCGAAACCATCAGAGTCCTCACCCGAATGGGACTTTGAGAAAGCAAAAGAAATGGTCAGAGGAAAGACAATTGTTTTTTGTCTTCCAGGTAGGGGAGTTTCGTATACATATCTGAAAAATTTCGTACAACTTTGTTTTGATCTAGTACAGGCGGGTGCTAGCATTCAGATTTCGCAGGACTATTCATCAATGGTGAATTTTGCTCGTTGCAAGTGTCTGGGTGCGAATGTACTGCGAGGACCGGATCAGATTCCCTGGGACGGCAAGTTGAACTATGACTGGCAACTATGGATTGACAGTGATATTGTATTCAACACTGAGAAGTTCTGGCAACTGGTATTGATGGACAAGGACATTGCCGGAGGATGGTATTGTACGGAGGACGGTCGCACCACATCAGTCGCTCATTGGTTGGAGGAGGATGACTTCCGAAACAATGGAGGTGTGATGAACCACGAAACTCTGGAGAGCATCTCCAAACGACGCAAACCTTTCACCGTGGACTATACAGGTTTTGGATGGTTGTTGATCAAGAAGGGAGTATTCGAGAACGAAGGTATGAAGTATCCTTGGTTTGCCCCGAAGATGCAAGTCTTTGAATCAGGAGAAGTGCAGGACATGTGTGGAGAAGATGTCTCTTTCTGTCTCGATGCCATTGAGAGTGGATTTGAGATTTGGTGTGATCCTCGGATTCGTGTCGGACATGAAAAAACCCGTGTCATCTGATCGTTATACGATCCTTCGTAAGAATAAGAGATTATTCACAAATCTTACCGAGGACGAATATCTGGAGATCATGCAGGATCTGGCAATTGAATTTTACGAAACCGGATCACCAAAACCGGAACACTTACAGACTATTATCACTAACGACCACGGAGGATCTAAATGGCTAAATCAAAAACAGGACTGATCAAGGGAGCTTATACACTCGGAACCCCGAAGAAGACTCGTCAAGGTTCTGGCAAAGGGACCAAGTGTGCCGCGACTTCTCGTAATAAGGCAAAGAAGGCATATAGGGGTCAGGGACGGTAATACATACATATAGATTTGTAAAGTACCATGGCATGTTTGATAACAAACCTTCCGTCACAGGAAGTATGGGTTCGTAAAGAATATCTGACGGATCATCAAAGTGGACATGGGGAATTTGTAAAGGGCGTCTGGGTTTCGGCAAAGTCGATTCCTGGACGTGCTTTTTATTTTGAGACATATTTACCAGAATATGCCGCAATGTATGATAAACTCCCCATTAGTGCCTTTGTAAGCGAACCAAAGACACCAGAACCGGATATGACTCTTCATAATCTACAGTTCTGGAACTGTATGGACTACGGTGTAGTGGCAGTACAGAAGCAGTTTATTGGTTCGATGCACTATGAGGTCTATACAAGGGATTACGGACCTCAGACGGGCACGTACATCTGTACTCTGGACAACTATCATCAAGATCCAGACTCGATTGACTATGCGACAAGTGAAAATCCGTCCGAACACAAGTCACATAATCTAATTGAACTTGATAACGGGCAGTTTTGTCTGTATCCAAACAACAGAACTCGTATCTATGACAACAGTTTGACACCGGAAGAACCAAAAGTGCCCGATTTTAAGGTTTCGACGGTCTATTATCAGGTCGAAAACGGTCATGACCGTGATGGATTAGGAAATGATGAGAATTATTTCTGGAAAACGGCAAAAGAACGTCAAAATGATGATGAAAATGATAAAAATGAGGGTATAAATAAATAAAAACTCTGTCTGATGGCGGTAACAAGGATATCTAGAGCATTCAAGGACATTAATTTGTCCTTTAATCCTCATCCAATCACAAATGACTTACCAATTTTAAAGAATGAATCGGCAATTCGTCGTTCTGTGAGAAATATTGTCCAGACAATACCCACTGAAAGGTTTTTTAACCCTGTTTTTGGGTCTGATGTCTATAAAAGTTTGTTTGATTTTGTAGATTTTGGTACTGCCGCGATCATTGAAGATCAAATTATTACTTCAATTAAAAATTTTGAACCTAGAGTGGAGAATACAAGGGTCAGAGTAGACCCATCACCCGATGAAAACTCATTTGAGGTCACAATATTCTTTGATATCATCGGACAAGAGTTTCCAACACAAGAATATTCATTCATATTAGAGGCAACGAGATAATAAAATGCCTTTTACTAAGTTTACCAACCTAGATTTCGATCAAATTAAGACATCCATTAAGGATTATCTTCGTGCAAATTCTGATTTTACAGATTTTGACTTTGAAGGGTCTAATTTTTCAGCTCTGATCGACACATTAGCATATAATACTTATATAACAGCATTTAATTCCAATATGATTGTGAATGAATCCTTCTTGGATTCGGCAACAGTCAGGCAGAATGTGGTTTCTCTTGCTGGAAACATTGGTTATGTCCCAAGATCAAAGACTGCATCAAAAACAACGGTTTCTGTTAGAACTGTTTTAACTAGTGATTTAGATGATAACACTATTGAAACTGTCACATTAAGTGGTGGCATTTTTTCAACGGGTACTAGTAATGATACATCATTTGTTTTTTCCACTATAGAGGATATAAAGGGAAAAATTGAAGAAGAAACTGGTGTTGGTAAAGTCGCATATTTTGATAACATTCCCATTTATCAAGGAACATTACTTAAGAAAAAATTTCTATATGACGGATCTCTTGATCAAAAGTTTATTTTAAATAATTCAAATATAGATACAACCACTATATCAGTTTACATTAGTGATTCTGGAACTGAGAAAGGATTTAAATATGTTCCTGTAGAAAATATATTAAATGTCAATAAAGATTCGAGAATTTATTTTATCAGAGAAATTCAAGATGAAAAATATGAAATAAGATTTGGTGATGGTATTTTTGGAAAGAAACTTGGAGACGAACCAGGATCGGATGGTAGTTATATTACCGTAGAATATTTAATTACAGATGGTGAAGAGGGAAATGGAGTTAAGAATTTTACATATGCAGGATCAATTAAAAATCAAAATGGTGCAATAGTATCGCCAAATGAAACCTTAATACGGGGTGAAAAAGTAAACGGAGTTTATAATGATCAACCTTTAAAATCTCAAAATGGCAATAATATTGAACCAATAGATTCCGTTCGATATTTTGCTCCTCTTGCATATTCTGCACAAAATCGTGCCGTGACTCCAAGGGATTATGAAGCAATTATCAAAAGAATATATCCAGACGCAGAATCAATGTCAATTGTCGGAGGAGAAGAATTAGATCCTCCGGAATTTGGAAATGTGCTAATCAGTATCAAGCCTAAAGGTGGAACATTTGTCAGTGATTTTAACAAGAAGCAGATATTATCAAAACTCAGACAATATTCAGTTTCTGGTATCAATCAAAGAATAATAGACCTTAAAATACTTTATGTTGAACTTGATAGTAGTGTTTATTATAATGAATCTTTTATTTCAACAGTGTCTTCATTACAATCCGAAGTTTTAAATCAACTTACTGAATATTCTAAATCCACAAACTTTAATAAATTTGGTGGAAGATTTAAATATAGTAAATTGCAAAATATTATTGATGAAGTTGATAGAAATGCAATCACATCAAATATAACTAAAGTAAAAATTAGACGAGATTTAAAAGTTGCAATCAATCAATTGGTACAATATGAATTATGTTATGGAAATAGATTCCATGTAAAAGATGCTTTTAACATAAAATCTACTGGATTTAGAATTTTTGACGAACCATCTACTGTTTATTTTACTGATATTCCAAATGATGATCAAAAAACTGGAATACTTCAAATCGTCAAAATAACAGGAGAAAATACAACAAAAATTGTGAAGTCTTCTGCCGGTAGAATAGATTATATTAAAGGTGAAATTATAATTGATACTGTCAATATAGTGTCTACCGACAAACCAGATAATATTATTGAAATTGAAGCTGTACCAGAATCAAATGATGTCATTGGTTTGAAAGATTTATACTTATCTCTTGACGTTTCAAAAAGTAGAATAAATATGTTGAGAGATTTAATTTCTTCTGGGGATGAGATATCTGGAGTGAAATTTATCGAAGATTCATTCACCTCAAGTTATTCAAACGGAAGCATAATAAGAAACTAATATGATACAGACAGAATTTGAAACCAGAATAAAGGTACAAGATATTGTATCAAGTCAACTTCCAAATTTTATCTTAGATGAAAGTCCAAAAACAGTAGACTTTTTAAAACAATATTATCTTTCGCAAGAATATCAGGGTGGACCTATTGATCTATCAACAAATTTAGATCAATATTTAAATTTAGATAATCTTAGTCCAGAGGTTGTGGTTGACAGCACCACTACAACTGCACAAGTAACGTCTAGCGACTCTATAATAAATGTATCCAGTACTAAAGGATTTCCTAAAAAATATGGATTATTAAAAATTGATAATGAGATTATTACATATACTGGAATAACAACAAATTCTTTTACAGGTTGTATTCGTGGATTTAGTGGAATCACTTCATATGGAACAAACTTTGACAAAGAAGAAATAGTCTTTTCTAATACATTATCGGAGTCTCATACTTCAAATTCTTCTATTCAGAATTTGAGTAGCTTATTTTTAAAAGAATTTTACAAAAAATTTAAAACAACATTTTCTCCTGGATTGGAGAATAATAATTTTGTATCTGATTTAAATGTAGGTAATTTTTTAAAAGAAATTAAATCATTTTATCAGAGTAAGGGAACTAATGAATCGTTCAGAATATTATTTGAAGTTTTATATGGAGAAACTCCATCTGTAATTAATCTAGAAGAAAAGTTAATTAAACCATCTTTTGCAGAATACAGAAGAAGAGAAATTGCTGTAGCTAAAGTTATTTCAGGAGAGGCATCTTTTCTTGAGGGTCAGGGGTTATTCAAAGAAAATTCAAATATTGTTGCATCAATTTCTGAAATAACTCCTTTTAAAATTGGTGATGAATTATTTTATAAATTATTTCTTTTTGTAGGATATGATGAAGAATCTGATATTCAGGGAAGATTCTTACCAACTTCAAATTCAAAATGTACTGAAGATGTTTTAGTTAATGCAAAAGTTGTAAATGTCGATTCGACAATTGGATTTAAATCCTCTGGAAGTTTTAGATCCGGATCTAACATTATTACATATACAGATAAAACTGTAAATCAATTTTTAAATTGTGAAGGCATTACTAATTCTATATCTCAGGGTGATTTAATTCATGATAGTGAAGTATATTATGGATATGAAAATGGAGATATTAGTAAAAAAGTAGAACTGGTATTTTTTAGCACTTTAAGTAATCTTATTCAAGATGGTACTGTAAATGTAAATGAAGGTGATCCAATAGGAATTAAGAATCTTGGAGATAAAGTAAATAATCCTCTACAAAATAAATCTCCAAAACAAATACTTGCAAACTCTTGGGTTTATAATACTAACTCTTCGTATTATATTAAAAATTTTGATTCTGCTACTCTTGAACTTTTTTCTCCTGTCGATAAGGCAAGTTTAAAGGTAGGTGATTTTGTTGAAATTGTTGAAAGAGATACTGGTAAAGTAGTAAGTAATAAAGACCCCTATGTGGATCTTAATGGACAGAAAATACAGGGAAATACCAATATAACTTTGAGTGGTGGTTTTTCATCATCAATATTAAAGGATGATTTTGATTATAATTTAAGAAAAATACTTAATAAAGCTAATATTGGAGAACAGAGTAATGTTGAATTTAAATATGGAAATAATAGTTTAATATCTGATATTCAAAATGTTTATTTTGATAAAGAGTTTGCCTATGTAGCATCAAATTCTCTACCATCAGCTGGAACTAGAAAAGGCATAGTTGGATTTCCTTTTTCTGAAGATATTAATGTAAAAATAAAAAAATTAGTAATAGATCTTGATAATCAAACGGGAGGAATTTTAACTTCGTTTAATGAGATAACTGGAAAATTTAATTCAATAAAAGTATTAGATAATGTCGGCAAATCAGTTTTTAAAACAGGTGATCAAATTTTTTATCAACCACAGGGGGATGTTTTAGTTGGATTAGAAACTGGAAACTATTTTGTTGAAGTAATTCCTGGAAGTAACGATGAAATTAAATTGTATGGATCAAATTTTCTCATCGGAACTGAAAATCATCTGTCCTTCTCTGGTATAGGAACACATACAATTACATTAGAATCTCAAAAATCCGGAGTCGTTGGAGCACAAAAGTTACTTAAAAAATTTCCCATTGAACAACAATTGGTAGATGGTAAAAAGGATAAGACTATTCCTGGTGGAATTGGTTTATTAATAAACGGTGTTGAAATAACAAATTATAAATCTACAGATAAAGTATATTATGGACCTTTAAAAAAAATTAACGTTTTGAATGGTGGAGAAAATTTTGATGTTATCAATCCACCTAAAATTTCTATTGGAACTGGATTAGGTATTACTGCTTTAGCTCAACCTACTATTAGTGGATCTATAAAAGATGTTCTTGTAGATTTTGATACCTACAATTTTAATATTGATAAAGTTGTATCTATAGGTGTGACCGGAGGAAATGGAAAGAATTGTGTTCTTAAACCTTCAATTACAAAAACTTTTAGACAAGTCGAATTTGATGCTAGAACCACTGAACTTGGTGGCGGTATTAATACAACAACGAGTCAAATTGTATTTGATGTTGAGCATGGGTTTGTTGATGGGCAAGAAGTAATTTATGATTCCAATTTTGGGGCCTTGGTTGGAATTAACACTGTTGAGAGTGGAATTAATACACCAAGTTTGGTGAACAAATCAACATATGTTGTTGATGTAACTAATAATGTTTCAATAAAATTACATGAAAACATTGATGATTATAAAGCTGGAATCAATACTATTGTATTTACTGGAGGATCTGGACTTCAAAGAATAAAAGTAGGTCCACTAAATGTATTAAAAGATATCGTTGTAGTAAATGGTGGTGAGGGATACACTAATAAGAAATTAATTGTTAATCCAAGTGGTATATCCACAGAATTTAATTGGATTAATTTTGAAAATCATGGATTTAATCATGGAGACTTTATAACATATTCAGTATCATCTATTGATGGGTCAACTACACCCGAAACAATCTCAGGATTATCCACAGATAAGCAATATAAGATCTTTAAAATAGATAATGATAAATTTAGATTATGTGATGCTGGTATTGGGGGAACAATAACTAGTAATTTTGATAGGAAAAATTACGTTAAGTTTAACTCAAACTCTGGAGTTGGATATCAGCAATTTAGTTATCCAGAAATTTCTGTAGATTTTACATTCACTACTGTTGGGTTAGGTACAACTAGTACACAATCTATTACCTTAACTCCTGTTGTAAAAGGATCTATAACTTCTCTAGACTTATATGAAAAGGGAACAGGATATGGATCTTCTATCATAAATTACGAAAACAATCCAACAGTTTCTATTCTAAATGGAAAAGGTGCCAGAGTCCTACCCATAATATCAAATGGAAGAATAGATTCTGTTAATGTAGAATATTCTGGAGAGGATTATTATTCTGTACCGGATGTTGTTGTTACAGATACTTCTGGATCTGGTGCAGGTGCTGTTCTTAGAGCTATTTTAAAAAATAATAAAATAGATTCTGTAAAAGTAATAAAATCTGGTATTGGTTATTCATCAGCAGATACATCAGTATCAATAATTTCTTCAGGATTTAATCAAGTTTTAGATACCAAAGTAAGAGACTTAACCGTCATAACTAATGAAAAATATGATTCTAATAAACTTTTAATTGACAATGGTGACACGTTAAAATACTCTGTTTGTGGTTATGATATTAATACATTTTCAGAATTAGATGAGGAAGGAAATCTTGTTCCAGATATTAATTCAATATCAGGTATAATCGGATGGGCGTATGATGGAAATCCAATTTATGGACCTTATGGTTCAAAAGATCCTGATAAATTTGTAACTGCTGATAGATTAGTTTCAGGATATGTTCTTGATTCGGATTCAGTTGTTGATAGACCAGATGGATTTGATTCTGGATTTTTTGTTGAGGATTATAAGTTCAACAACAGCGGAGATTTAGATGAACATAACGGTAGATATGAAAAGAATAAAGAGTTTCCAAATGGTGTTTATGCATATCATGCAGTAGTTGATACTCAATTGAAAAATAATGCTCCGTTATTCCCATTTTTTGTTGGTGACACATTTAGATCTAAAAAAATAAAAGATAATTTTGAATTTAATTTCAATCAATCATATGATTTTAATAATTCCAAATTGCAAAGAAATACATTCCCATATAATTCTAATGAAAAATATGCCGATAATTATTTTATAAAAATCAAAAAAAATCAAAAAATAGAGGTAGATGGAGTAACCACTGGTGGTGTAGATGATATATCTATAGTTAATGGTGGAACTGATTTTAAAGTAAATGATATCCTAACGTTTGATAATAGTGAAACTGGAGGAGGAGGTTTAAATGTTAAAGTTTCTTCAGTTGGTGGAGAAAATATAACAAAAGTAAATACGATAGAAGAAAAATATAATAATTCAGTTTTAATTTGGGGAGGAAACACTGTAGAAGTTGTTCTTGAAAATGAGCATAATTTTGAGAATGGTGATTATTTGGCATTATCAGGAATAACAACTGATTCTTTAAAGCATTTAGAAAAATATCATAGAATATCAGTTGATAACAGTTCATCCGCTAGAACTATATCAACAGTTTCATCTGGAACGGCATCAACTGAAATATATGTTTCCTTTATTCCGAATTATGTTTCTTCAGGTTCTACAATTGGTATTGGAAATGAACAATTAACTGTATTTAATGTATTCAGAGATTCAAATATTTTAAGAGTACAAAGAGGAAATCCGGGTCTTGCTCATACAGTGAGTTCACGAGTAAACTACAGACCAAAAAGTTTTAAGATTGATAGAGAAATTTCTTATTTTGATTCTAACCCTAATAATAGAGTTTATTTTAATGCATCTGAGTCTGTGGGATTGGGAACCGAACAATCGGGATTTTCTACAACATTTACATTTGGAAACTCTACTATCACTAGAGAGATTCCAGTAAAAGGCATATACTTAGAAAATCATCCATTTGAAACAAATCAATTGGTAAAATTGACTAATGTTGAACTTGAAAAATTTATTAGATATTCTGCCGAAGTTGATGGTAACCTTGAAAATCTTTCAAATGGGAATTATTATGTCGTAAATAAATCCAAAAATGTCATAGGAATTAAGACAGGTATAGGTGATGCCTTCAAAGAGGTATATTTTAGACAATTTTCCTCTAGCGGTAACACTGCAGATAATGATGGATATTTCTTTGAACCACTAAAATCTAAAATAACTGCTACTGTACAATCCATAGAAACAACAGTATCAGTATCAACAGCACACAATCTTAAAAAAGATGATTTAGTTCAATTAAATATTGTTCCAAATCTTTCTGTTGGTATTGGAACAACAGCATCATCCGTAAATGTTTCTTTAGATAGTCTGACAAAAAATATTCTTATTAATTCTTTAACTTTTAGTTCTTCGGATATTAATACTAGTGAAAATAAAATAGCAATAGAAAATCACAACTTAAAAACAGGAGATAAGGTAAACTATATTTCATCTCAAGTTGCTCCCGGTTTGCATACTGGAGGATATTTTGTTTTCCGAGTAGATGATAATAACATTAAACTAGGAGAAACATATACTGATGTAACTGCGATTAATCCAACAATTGTAAGTATTAATGGAACTGGAGGTTCATCTCATTCTATATCATTGATAAATCCAGAAATAAAAGTCACCAAAAACAATAATCTTACATTTGATTTATCTGATTCAAGTTTAACTGGATATGAATTAAACATATATCATCTTAATGATTTTAATAATGAATTTGTTTCTACAGGAATTACAAATACTTTTAGTGTTACAAAATTTGGAACCAATGGATCAACTGGAGCTGGTTTAACTCTTTATTCTGATAATAACACACCAGTTTCTTTATCATATAATATTGAAAAATCTGGATACATTAGTACATCTGATACTGATGTCAAAAATCACTCTACTATTATTTTTGAAAAAAGTAAATATAATAAAAAATTCAAAGTTGCTGCAGGAGTTGGAACAACTACTTTTAGTGTATACTTAGAAAACACTCCAGAAAGATTTGAATATTTACCATCTGATTGTGAAACATTAGAGTACTCGACTACATCCAAAAATGCAAAAGGAAAGATAAGTTCTTTAAATATTATATCTTCTGGTAGTGGTTATAGTAAATTACCATCTTTTGTTGGTTCTTCATCAACAGTGGCGGAAAATTCTACAATCACTATTTCTTCTGATACTGTTGGAAATATTAATGGTATTGATATCATTACTGATGACTTTAAGTATTATACTGATAATACTTTGAAACCTACATCTTTACTTCCAAGTGTTCTTGAACTGAAAAATTCAAATACCATAAGTTCTGTTGAAGTAAGTAACGCTGGTGAGGGATATTATAATGCACCCAGTTTAGTAATAATTGATAAAGTAACGAGAGAAAAACTTGATACAGGATTTTTAGAAGCAAATTTTGACACAAATATTACAGGTGTGAATATTTTAGAACAACCCTTTGGACTTCCGGACGGTGGTATTGATGTTAAGGCAGTATTTAATACGAATGGATTTACAATAGATTCAATTGAGTCTGCCGTAGGAACATCTGTTACATGTATTTTAGTTACACCATTTAGTGGATTCAGTACATCTCCATTTAGAGTTGGAGATGAAATATATGTCGAAGGTATAGAAAAATATAGTAGTCATGGATCAGGACACAATTCTGAAGACTATGGATATAGATTTTTCAAAATAACATCTATACCAGACGATGAAACATTTACAATTGTCTTTGATGTATCAGATGTTGGATTAACAACCAATACTGGAATTGCAGTTACTACACCAGCTGGAAATGCCAGAGTGATACCTAAAAAACAATATCCAACATTTGAAATAGTTACAAAATCTTCACCATTTGCCTCTGGAGAAAAACTCGTTGTTAATGGAGTAGAAAAAGATTTAGAAGTTGTTAGGACAGATAAGAGTAACCTTATTGTATTTGGTCCTGATAGTGAAACTTTAAAAATAGGTGATATAATTACTGGAAGAGGATCCCAATCTAAAGGATTAATTAATAAAATAAAAGAAAATAAAGGGACTTTTGATGTAGATTTTTCGTATAAATCTAATATTGGATGGGAAAATTCTATTGGAAAATTAAGTCTTGATCATCAGGTCATTGCTGATAATGATTATTATCAAAATCTTTCTTACTCAGTAAAGAGTAATCAAACGTGGGAAGAAATAAAATCACCTGTTGGTAGACTTGTTCATACTTCAGGATTAAAAAATTTCTCAGACACTCAAATCGTATCAGAATCAGCAACTAGTATTGGTTCTTCAGAAAGTTCAATTTCTATTCAGGACACTATTGATGAGTCTAGAGTTGATGTTTTAAGAGGAATAGATTTAGCTAGAGATGATGATTCTGATGGTGTAACATCAAATTTCTTACAATTTAATAAAACCAGATTTATTGATTTTGTTGATTGTAGAACAAATAACGTTATTCCTATCGATAATATAAATCAACAATTTTCTAATTTGGAATCTAGTCCAGATAAATTCTTAAATATAGATAATCTAACCAACACAGAACAATATGATAATTATTTAATTAGGATTGAAAGTTTTAATAATACTGAAAAACAATTACAACTTTCAGAGTTTGTATTATTATCTAATGGAGTTGAACGCACACTATTCAATAAATCGGAGTTAACCAATTCCGGAATAGCATTTACTACTTTTGCTGAAGATAAATTTGGAGATTATTTCATAGAAACAGATATTGATCAAGGATTCAATTATCTTAGATTTGTTCCTAAAGATCCAAACAATATTGATTATGATTTAAAATTTATTAAAACAAGTACAAATTCTACTAACAGTGGAATAGGAACTACATCTATAGGATTTATTGATTTAGTATCATCGAGTAAATTTGCAACTACAGGCATAACAACAACAATATATTCAAAAAATATTGATACACTAGAATCCGCATATATTACTAGTAAAATTATTAACACCTCTACAAAACAAATGAATTATGTAGAGACATATATCACACATGATGGAACTGATGCATATTTTTCTGAATATTATGTTGATACTGCAGGTGAAAGTCTTGATAATAGAATAGGAATTTCAACAGTTACTATACAAGATAATAATTTAGTATTTTTATATGAAAATGATACTAGTGATTCTATTAAAATCAGTTCTAAGATAGTTGGATTTGGAACGACAACTATTGGAAATGGTGAATATAGATATTTGGTTCCTGGTCAAGATCCTGGGGAAGAAAAAACAGCAAAATATGAAGCATCTTTTAAAGTTGGAATTGGAACAACTACAATATTCTCGGGATATCCTTTAACTTTTGATGCCGTTAAGTGTAATGTTGAAGTAAGTGCAGGATCTTCAAAGGCACTTCATCAAATAACCGCTATGCATGATGGAACTAATGCATATTTACAACAATCTCAATTCTTGGCAAATAATTATGATTCAGTTCTGGGATTAGGTACTTTTGGTGCAACATATACCTCAAGTAATTTTATTGTTAGTTTCCATCCAGAAGACACAACTGGAGTTACAACTGTTAAAACTTTTAATCAAGTTTTCTATAAAGGAATAGATGATATTAATGTTCCTCCTGATTTAGAATATGAAAATATAATAGAAAGTGCAGAATTTAAGTTTTATAATGCAATTAATGGAGATAGAATTAATAGAAGACAGTTTGATTTAAAAAATAATGGTGTTGACATATTTAAAAAGACTTTTAATCCTTCAGTTGCAATTACTTCGTCCATAGTAGATACTGGAATTGCATATAGTGCATTTAGCATTAAGAATCATTTCTTTAGAACTGGTGAGGAATTAATTTATACTCCCAAGTCTACATTTGTTGGAGTCGGTTCAACACCAATGCAGTATACTATAGATGGATCTACAGTTGGAGTATTGACATCTAGAGTATTTGCAATAAGACATGATGATGATGAATTTGGTATTGCCACAACTAAAGCACATTCAATTAGTGGTATAGGAATTACTGTCACTTCTTTTGGAGAAGGAAATGCACATGAATTTGAAATGGTAAAATCAAATGAAAAAGCATTACTCGCAATTGATGGCATTGTTCAAACTCCAATAGCTAATACAAATATTACACACACTGTAAATAATAATCCATCTCCAGGTATATCAACAGTTCAAACTATTTTTGCTTTAAGTGGAATTTCTTCCGTAAGTATTATCAACATTCTTAAAGTTGAAGATGAATATATGAGAGTTGAAAATGTTGGTATCGGAACCTCTTCTATAGGACCCATCACTCCCGGAATAGGAACTTTTAGTCTGGTAACCGTTGAAAGAGGTGCAGTTGGTAGTTCTGCCACCTCTCATGCAAATGGTTCACTTGTTGAACTTTATAAAGGAAATTATAATATAGTTGATAGTAAACTTAATTTTATCGAAGCACCTAGAGGAAACCCTCAGGGTCAAGATGAGAATGGATTACCATTCTCAAGATCTATATTTAATGGCAGAGTTTATCTAAGAAATGATTATACATCTAACTTCTTATATGATGATATTTCTGATCAATTTACAGGAATAACCTCAGAATTTAATTTAACTGTTGGTGGTGCAAATACTACTGGTATTGGAACAAGTGGTGGACAGGGTGTACTATTCATTAATGGAATATTCCAGACACCAGAAACTGACAATAATCCTCAACAAAACTATCAAATTATTGAAACTTCTGATGCAACTGTAACATTATCATCAAATTATGCATTTAACGTTGGAGTAGCAATAACTCAATTTGATAATCCAAATTTGGTTGCTAATGTTATAAGCGGAACTAGTTCTGGAATTGCAACTTTCCAAATACGAAGAGGATCTTTAAATGTTGGAGTAGGAAGCACACTATTTGCAGACGGTGTTGATACTAGTGTGCATCCAACTAATGTTTCGTTGGATAACACAACGACACTTAAATTTACTGGAATGTATGTTAATGATGTTGAGACAGATTTTATTAGTGAATCGGATGTAAATGTAAATCAAATTCCTAGAGGTGGATTGCCTATAACCATAGGATCAACAGCGGGACTCGGATATGCTCCTTTAATAGGGGCACAACTTCGTCCTGTGGTTGTAGGAGGTGTTATAACCGATGTTGTTGGTGTTGCAACGACAGGATCATCTTTCGGGATTACAACGGCAACATATGATAAGGTATCTGGTATTTTATCAGTAACTACTAATAATAATCATGGATTGGTATTTGGGGATCAAAGTAAAGATGAGGTAAGATTAGTTGGTTTAGAGTTTGCTTGCCCACCAGGATCCGGAATTACAACAACAATATACCCAGAAAATGGTCCTAGAAATTATCAACTCGTTGGTGTTTCTTCTGCACAAACTTTCCAGGTAAATGTTGGAACCAGTACGATTACACATAATTATGTTGGAAGTGGAACTGTAACACAGTTTTTCCCAGATTTAAGTTTTGGTTCTGGTTATAATGGAATTGTTTCAGTTGCAGTTACAGTTACAGAACCAACAACTACAGTTGGATTGGGGACCACTACATTTAGTTTTACTGAAAGTGAAACAATAACACAAGTTGATAATCCAGGTGTTTTTGGATTTGTTAGATTTGCAACAACAGACTCCGGTATTGTCACATTAAGGGGGGTTGTTGGAGATTTCAATACTTCTGGTGAATTGCAACAAGCAGGAATTGGTATAGGAAGAACTCCAGAAACACTTTCAATATCTGGACATTCAGGAACCAACGCTATTATAACCGGAGCACCTGTTGGATTTAATACACATGAATTCATAAGTGCCGATTCTGGTGCAATTACTAAAGTAGGAACTCTAACTAAAGTAACACCAGCTAGTGGAACTAATTATAATCCACAAACTGGTATTTTATCAGTTACAGCAAATGGTCATCCATTTGTTAATGGTGATCTTGTAACAATTGATGATGGATCATTAGTATTTTCTTGTGCTCAAGATAGTTTCCAAACTTTACATGCGTATCCAAGATCTACTGATTATGTTTCCGGAATTTCTACAGAAGTTACTAAAATAGATAATAATAAATTTACAGTATTTGTTGGAACATCTCCAGCACATGGTGGAGGAGCACTTGAATTCAATATTTCTAATGGTGGAACAGGTTACATTGATCCAGAAATATTTGTCTCCGAACCTTCATATGAAAATCTTTCTGTAATAGGTATTTCTAGAAGAGGAATTGGACCTACAACTGAAACTGGAGTAGGATTAAAGATTGATGCCAAAACAACTCCCAGTTCAGATTTTACTGGAATAGGATCCGAATTATTTGAAGTATCAGAGTTTAATGTTAGCACTCCTGGATATGGATTCCTACCTGGAGATAAATTTAAACCAGTTGGATTAGTTACTTCTAGATTCATAGAATCTTTAGTAAAAGAATTTGAATTGGAAGTGACAGAAGCATTCAGTGATGCTTTCGCTTTATGGCAGTTTGGTGAATTTGATTATATTGATTCTATTAAACCATTACAAAATGGAAAAAGAACTAGATTCCCATTGAAGTATCAAAATGCTCTGATTAGTGTTGAAGCTAACGAATCTTTCAATATAGAATTAGATCCAATTCTTCTTATTTTTAGAAATAGAGTTATTCAAGAACCAGTAAAAACTTATGAATTTGTCGGAGGAACGACCATTAAGTTTAAAGTTGCTCCTAGACCTGAAGATGATATACAAATATTCTTCTATAAGGGAACTGATGGTGATGATTCTTCAATAGTAAAGGCTCCACCAAGACCAATTGAAGCTGGTGATCAAGTAAAAGTCATATCGCAACCAATTCAAGATAATAGATTAGTTTCTGAGTTTGCAGATTCAGATAGTGTTAGAACAAATACTTATAGAGGTCTTGGAATAACAGATGATTTTAAACCGATTGAAGTTATAAGACAAAAAGATGATTTACTCATTGATGGAGAGATAGTCAGTAAATCTAGAGAATTATTAGAATCTAAAATTTTCCCAACGGCGAAAATAATTTACGATTTTAATTCTACTGATGGACAATTCTTTATAGACAATGCTGGTTTATTATTCCATTATGAAAATGACGAAGATGCTTATGGTTTAACAATTGTTCCTGGAGAACCTAACCCAGTAAAATCTGAAGTGACTGCAACTGTTTCTGCTGCAGGAACAATATCAGGTCTAACAATAAATAATGCAGGATCTGGGCATACAACTGCACCTACCATACGTATACAGGCTCCTCCGACACAGATAGGTGTTGGTATCGGAACTACAGCAACTGCAACTGTTACAGTTAGTGGTGGTGCGATCAATGGATTTACAATTACAAATCCTGGATTTGGTTATTCCGAAACTAATCCACCTCAAGTTATCGTATCTCTACCAGATATTGTAAGATCTGAAACTATAACTGGAATTAATTCTGTGAGGGCAAATAACGGTGTTATCACCGGAATAGGAACTACCAGTATTGATGGCAATTTAGCAATTAAGTTTACCGCAGTTTCTATAAAAGAAGATTTTGATACTACTAATCTTTTTGTAACTGGTAATCCAGTTTACATTTATGATACTCAGGTAGGAAATGGTGTCACTTCTATTGATGGAAGTGATTCTCAAATTGTTGGGATAGGAACCACATTTGTTGACAATGTTTATATTATACATTCGTTCTCTTTCACTGGTGTTGCACCTAATAATGTCACGGGAATAATAACCTGTAGAATTGATTCTGGGACAGATACTACTAAGATTACTGAAACTGTTGGATATTCAACAAATCCCATTGGAAAGTTTTCCGTTGGTCTTTTGACAGGTCCTATTGTTACAAGATCATCTGAACCACTATCAATAGGTGTTACTGGTTTTACAATCAACTCTGGGTTAACGACATTCCCAACTATTATACGAACTGCAGGAGAACATACATTATCAGAATTTGGTCCAATTACAGAATAGTCCTTATAAATATCTAAAAAACTATCGATATGTCCGCCGTAGTAACAGATCAATTTAGAATTGCTAATGCCACTAATTTTGTAGAATCCGTTTTAAACGATGCAAATTCTTATTATGTTTTTTTGGGATTGCCAAATCCTACAATTGCTGGATTTGGTAGAACTGATGTTACTACCGGAGCAGCAAAGTGGCCTTTAGCACCAGTTGACAATTCTAGTTATCAAACTCATTATAGAGATTCTATGATGTTTGGTAAAAAAATAACTAGTGCAAATATTAGAAGAGTTATAAAAAAACATATTTGGGTTAAAAATAATCGATATGATATGTATCGTGATGATTATAGTGCAACTAATTTGGCACCGAATTCAAAAACGAGTAATTTATATCGATCAAATTACTATGTAATGAATAGTGATTTTGAAGTTTATATCTGTATTGATAACGGTTCAAGTGGAACTTCGGAAGAATCTAGTGCAAAAGGAAATAGATCTTTAATTGAACCAGATTTTACCGATGTAGAACCAATAACCCAATCTGATGGATATACTTGGAAATATCTTTTTACTGTTGCACCTAGTGATATAATAAAATTTGATTCGACCGAATATATTGTATTACCAAATGATTGGTCTACTACAACAGATTCTCAAATAAAAACTATCAGAGAATCTGGCAATTCTGATGTAAATAAAAATCAGATAAAAAAAGTATATGTAGAAAAAGTTGGATTGACAGGTGCTTATGTATCGACTTCAGGGGGTAAAGATCCTCATACACTTAATATTTTGGGAGATGGTACTGGAGGAAAAGTTAGTATAACAGTTACATCTACGGGTAAAATTGATACAGTAAAAGTAGTATCTGGTGGATCTGGATACACTTATGGCATTGTTGATTTGGGACCAATACAAATAGATCCTGATAACAGCACAGCTCTAGGAAAATTGGTTCCCATTATACCACCATCCAAGGGACATGGTTATGACATCTATAAAGAACTCGGAGCGGATAAAGTTTTAATTTATTCTAGATTTGATGATTCAACTAAAGATTTTCCATCAGATACTTCTTTTGGTCAGGTTGGAATAATAAAAAATCCTGAAAAATCCACTTCGACAGATATATATAAAGCAAATGAATTTTCTTCTTTAGATTCTTTTAAAATTAGTTCAACCCTGGCAGATTCAAAAAAATATGTGGGAGTTGGAATTACACAGACAGTTGAAGGTGGAACAGCTAGGGGATACATTGCATCTTATGATTCTGACACACAGATAGTAAAATATTTTCAAGATAGATCATTATTTTTTCCAAACAAATATGATCACACTGATTTAATAAATGTCTCTACACAATCCAAAGTACTTAAATTTGGAGGATCGGAAGAAATAACCGTTTCTACTAATCCATTACAATTAAAAAGTATTGATACAACATTAACAGGTATTACAACAACTTCTAACGAAAAAATTATAAATCTTGGAGTTGAATATGTAAGTGGTGTTGCTGAACCGGAGATAAATAAAAAGACGGGAGACATTATTTACATCACAAATCGATCTACTGTTCAAAGAGATGTAAGACAAAAAGAAGACATCAAAATTGTCCTGGAATTCTAATAAAAAAAGATGGCACAAAAAACTAATTTAAATATAAATCCGTACTATGATGACTTTGATTCTAAAAAGAATTTTCAAAAAGTTTTATTTAAACCAGGATTTCCAGTACAAGCAAGAGAGTTAACAACATCTCAATCAATTTTACAAAATCAGTTAGAATCTTTTGGTACTAATATATTCAAAGATGGATCAGTCGTTGTCCCAGGAGCGATTGCGTATGATAATAATTACACTTCTGTTAGATTAAAGTCTTCTAATTTTGGTATTGATGTTTCCCTTTATATTAAAAATTTCATAGGAAAAACAATAATAGGACAAACTTCTGGTGTACAGGGGACAGTAAAATTTGTTCTTCTACCAGAAGAAGATAGTAGAGTTGATGAAGTTACATTATATGTAAGTTATACGACTAGTGGAAATAATTTCAGTCAAAATTTCTTTTCTAATGGTGAAGAATTAGTATGTAATGAAAATGTCACATATGGTCTCACTACCATCAATGCAGGAGAAGTTTTTGCCTCTCTGACTACATCAGATGCTACTTCAATTGGTAGTGCCGCATATATTACAGAAGGTGTTTATTTTGTAAGAGGATACTTTGTCAATGTTGAAAGTCAAAAGATAATATTAGATCCTTATACGAACGATTCTTCTTATAGAGTTGGACTACAAGTAGATGAAAATATTATTTCATCAAAAGATGATGAAAGTTTATTTGATAACGCAAAGGGATTTAGTAATTACGCGGCACCAGGTGCTGACAGATTTCAAATAAAATTAATTTTAATCAAGAAAGATCTTGGTGATAATGATGATACAGACTTTATCGAGTTAATGCGTATCGATAAAGGTCAAATTAAAGTAATTGAAACAAAGAGTGATTATAATTTAATCAAAGAATATATTGCAGATAGAACATTTGATGAGTCTGGAAATTATGCCGTAAATCCATTTACTGTCACCGTATACAATTCTTTAAATAATGGAATAGGAAATAATGGATTATATTATCCAAAAGAACTTACAGAGGAACAAAATATTCCAGATGATGATTTAATGTGTGTTAAAATATCAAGTGGCAGGGCTTATGTTGCTGGATATGATGTTGACAAAATTGGAACAACTGTTTTAGATATTGGAAAACCAAGAGAAGTTGGTATCCGTACAGATGTTTCTCTTGGATATGAATTAGGAAATCTTCTTAAAGTAAATACGGTCGCAGGTCTACCTACTCAAGGATCAGTTATAACGATAAGAAATAATTTTAATGGAACTGGTGATATTATTGGAAGTGCTAGAGTTTATAGTTTTAATCTTGAAGATGCAAACTATGAAGATGATGCTACCGT